TAGGCAGGGAAAGCAACACCAACGCTAACCTCATGCAAGTTCACACGCTTCAACACACGCTCAGAAGCACTAGCCCACTCATCTCCACCAGCAGGAATACGGAAACCAAAACTAAACGCAGTCACGTCTCCTCTTTGAATACTTATCGCAGCATCTTTACCTGCCTGAGTCTGAGGCAGATCCGCTTCCACAAGCAAGCCACGCTCATCTTCAGTAAGTCTCAAAGTCCCTGCACGAGTCGAACCTAAAACAACACTCGTATCATGGTTCCAAAGCAACTTCACATCATTACGAGACTTCAACGAATCGGCAAAAGCACCACGCTCAATAGTCTCAATGAACGGCAACGGTTGACTAGGTGAATTGAATACAGCTGCATAACCTCGCAAAGTCATGCCATCGCCAACAGCACGAATCTCTAAATCATGCAACAACTCTCTACGCTCAATGCCCTTAGACACACGCTCACCACGCTCATGCAACTCAACAACCTTCAACGGATCAACAAACCGCAAAGCATCAACCTGCACATCTGGCATAGACATATCGGGAGAAACAACCTCAGGCAAAACAGCGACAGGTTCACCCATCGAATCAACAATCTCACACAAGTCATAGACAGTCTCAGCGAGCTTCGCAATAGTCTCTAAAGCATCACTCTTTAGGCTGTAAACCTTATCCTGTAATTCAGTCATTTTGTAACCTTCCAACTGTCTATCTTCCATTTGTGTAACATCACTTTCACCTGGCAAACTTGCAGGGTCATAAACATTCTCAACACCAGCATCCTTATAGGCCTGACGTGCCTCAGCATTATTTTCAACAACAAAACTAATCTCTTCACCAGAAGCAATCAACGCCTTAGCAGTGTCACCTTTATACATTGCAGAATCTTGCATGTCATTAGGTTGCATAATCAACTTGCTGTAACTAACACCAAGCCTGTTCAACAATGCGACAGTCGAATCACGATCTCTTTCATGCCTACCAGTAACAACATAAAGGCTGCCTTCATCATGCTCAATAAAGTCATAAACCTTCTGATTTAGCCCACCAGAAACATACAGTGTGTCATCAAAATCTGAAATAACAATCTGCCCTAGGCTACGAGTCGAAGCCGAATCAGACAACCCATTCACCCAAGCCTGCCCAGCATCGCCACCCCAAGCATCCCAAGCGACACGACCTGCAGAAGGATAACCGTCCTCACCCGAATTGAAACCTGTTGCCTGCTTATCAACTTCATGGCGAGCAAAATAACTAATCATACGATTTACAGTATCGGCAGAAATGTCTGCACCAGAAGCTAACTGAACAGCCCTAGCCCTACCAACAGCAGTAAACCCAGAACCTGCAAAGCCATCAGCAATCCACTGCAAAGCACGTTTAGCAGCAACAGCAACACCCGAAGGAGGACTATACGAACCAGCACCAACCGCACGCTCACCACCAACAGGAATACCCTCACTCAAACTAACCGCAACCATCTGAGCAATCGCCTCAGCCTTAGTCTTATGCTTACCCAAAACAACACCATCATCCTTGACAGTGTTCCAACCAGAATCAACCTTCTCAATAAAATAAGGCATTATTCACCAGTCTCATAACTACCTGCAGGAATAGTAGTCGGATTTTGTAGTTGAACAGTCGGCAAACCTGTATGAGCAATTGGAGACAAACCAAGACTCTTCAAAACATCCTCAGGAACAAAACCCAACCCAATAAGTTTTTGTGCCATCGCAACCTTAGTTTCATCCTCAGTCAACGAAGCAGCCGAAATGTTTACGTTAGCCAAAGGAACACGAATAACATCGCCACCCTCAATCGGCTTCATGTTCTCTTTACGTCTAACCTCATTAGTAGACAAAACACCATTCTGCAAAAGTTTAGAATAACCCTCAATACGAGTCGCATAATCGCCTCGCAGTAGATCATCAGTGCTAAACGCCAAATACGCTGTGTCAGGCAAAAGTGTTGAGAAAGCATCCTCAAGTTTTGAAACCCAAGGCCGAATCGTGTGAGAAAGAAACGCTATCTGCTTCTGCTCAATTGAGTTATAACTCTGCCCACCATTATTCAAACCAATCATGTCAGTCGGAACACGATACGCTCTAGCAATATCTTCAACAGCAAGCCTACGAGAATCAAGCATCTGAGCCTGATCGTTAGCAACCATAGTCGGCTTAAACGTTGCACCACCAGACAAAATACCTGTCTTATGAGCCTTACGGAAACCCTTATGTTGTCTATCAAAACTCTTAGACAAGTTCTCTGCCTGTTCAGCCGTCAACGCACCAGGATATTCGATAACACCATTCTGAGTTGTACCCTGCCCAAAGAAACGAGCTGCAAAACCCTCCAACGAAATCGCTAAACCAATGTTTTCTTTTAGCGTGTCAATCGGAGACTTACCCCTAAACTCACCTGGCATAAGAATTGAACCCGAAATATGTAGAACATCATCATTAGTCAAAGTCTTGTTAGCCTCAACAGTTGACGTATAGAAACGTTGCCCTAAAGCATTACGGCTAACCTGAACACTCAAAGGGTTCAAAACAACCATGTTCACAATCAAGCCAGAACTATCACGATACAAACGAACAAACGCATTACCGTCAACAAGAAGGCTAATCATTGTCTGCTGCCAAAACGCAACACTAGGAATCGCAATGTCAGGCTTAGAAACCCAAGCAGGCTTAGGCCGATAAGGGTAAGCAATACCATCACGCCTAATGTAAGTGTCAACAGGCAACGCAGAAACAGTATCGCTAATCAAAGACACACAAGCCCAAACAGCGTTCACACTCAAAGAAGTTTGATAGTCAACAAACGCTGAAGATTGAGTTTCATACGAAGTTAGATCACCTGCACCCCACAAGCTTTGAAAACTTATCGCACGACTTTCGCCACCGCCAAGATTACGAAGCATCACTTACCGCCCTTATCCAAAGCAAGCCCAAACAACAACACACCAACACCAGCCAACAACACACCTGCAGGAACAAAAATCAGACCTGCACCAAACGCAATAACCGCAACACCAACAGCCTGCAAAATCGTAGAAAACAAACGCATCCTTACTAGAAGAAAAACTCTGGCAAAGCCATCGTCTCTAGTTTACTTGTTGCTCTGTCATAAGCGATAACAAACGCAACCGCAGCGTCAATCCTTCTCGAACTCGCACGAGACTCCTTCACAATACGAGGCCCTAGATTATCTATCTTCAACTTACAGTTATCAATATGGCGAGCAAGCAACGCATCACCATCATGAGTCAAAGTGGCTTCAGTCACCGAGTCATAAACCTTCGCACAACCAGACACCATCCTCCGAGCAGAAGTAGAAGGATACTCGACAACAGGCAAACCCAAATCCATTAGAGCCTGCATAGTCCTCTGCCAGCGAAAAGGGTCAAACGCAATCTCCTTAGTATTCGGATGTTTCTGAGCGAACTCGACAATAGTCTGCTCAACCTCAAGAGTGTCAACCCTCCAATCATCCGCATCACTAGCCTGCTTCTCCCAAGCCCTCACCAACCAAACATGAGGTTTCTCTGTAGCAGACTTAGGGACAGTTACAGCAACAATCGCAGTAGTGTCACCATTGAACGAACCATCCACACCCAAAACAACATCAGCAAAATCATCGACAACAACCTCAGCCTGAAGGCTTTCCCAAACACCTGCAGGCAACCAACTATTCTGACTGCTCACCCACTGATTGCAACGCTTAGTCCGAAACTCCGCTTCAGGTGTCCTCTTGACCATCGACTCAAAATCCGCTTTAGAGTTCAAATCACCGTAGCCTGGATTAGCTTGCATCCAAGTTTCTTCACTTCTATGATCTGCATCAAGAGATTTAGCCTCCCACCATGCCATATAAAAACTCGGGTCATCAATCTCACCTCGAGCAACCTTCTGCCCGTACTGATAAAGCTGATAAGCAGTTGAATCCTGACCTGTCGAATCAGTCTTAACCCCACAAGTAGTAGTCGCCAACATCATCGGCTGTTTACGAGAAGCCATCGACAACTGCATAACATCCCACATAGCCCTATCTTTTAGAGCGGCCGCCTCATCAAAAATAACGGCACTGGCATTTAAACCCTCCTTGGAATATGCCTCGGCAGATAACACACGCCAAATAGAACCTGTTCCAGGCACTTCAATGAC